AGATGATCCTCGGGCAGGGTCAGGTCGCCCAGGTCCACCGTCGCCTCGGTCTCGAAGTAGCGCGCCCCATTCTCCACGGTGATGCCGTGGAGCTCGCCGACGACCTCCGTGATCATCGACTTCCACTCCGGGTCGTCGAGCTGCGGGTCGCCCACCTTGTTCGCCCGCTGCTTGCACAGCCGGACGAGCGCACCGAGGGGGACCAGCAGCGCCATCGGTCAGCCGCCGAGCTCGACCGAGGTCGCGGCGAACGAGATGGTTGCGTCGAGGAAGTCCCCCTCATCGAGGTCGGTGGCGCTGCCCGACCTGTCATAGACGATGAACGACAGCGTGAATGTCGTCGCCGCCGAGTACGGGCCTCGCTCGACGCTGAAGCCCGCCACGTTGCCGGGCGTCTCGGTCGCGAGCGCGGTGGACCACCCCATGAACTGCCCCGGGTTCTCGCCGAAGGTCAGGAGGTAGGCACCGGTGCCGGTGCGCGTGGCCGTGACGCCCTGTCCGACGACGACTGAAGGATCCGCCGTGTCGCCGAACTCGATCTGCAGCTTGTAGTCGCGGGTCTCGGGCGCCGAACTCTTGGGTGGGAAGAACTGCACGGGGCCTCCTCAGCGGATCCAGAAGCCGCAGCGCAGCTGGTAGGAGGAGGCCGCCGACTGCGAGGCCGCCCAGTCGTGGAGCAGAAACTGGTCGTTCTCGCCGAGGATGACCGGCGGGCACGGGATGGTGACTTTCGCGCTCGTCGTGCCGTCGAGCGAGGCCCCGGCGAGCCGCCACGCCATGCCCTTCCGACCGAAGACGAACCGGTAGGAGTCGTTGACGACCTTGATCACCGTGCGAACCTGGAAGTCGCCGAGCGGCCGCACCGCCGAGCTCGCCGCCGTGGTCGTCAGCGCGCCGAACTTCATCGAGACCTCGGCGGTATCGCTCGAGGCCAGGTTCGGGTTGATGGGCGTGATGGTCGACCCGCCGGAGCTGTAGCGGGTCGTCCCCTTGTCCGCCGTCATCGAGAATCCGGTCGTGGTGCCGTTGGTGCCGGCGGCGGTGACGACCAGGTCCACGAAGTCGAGGTACAGGCGCTTGCTCGTGCTGATGTTCATCAGGTGCAGCAGCGTCTTGGTGGCGTCGAACGCGGTCGTGGCCGCGATCCCGGCGATGCCGGTGCCCAGGGTGGGGTTGGTCGCCAGGAAGTACGTGCCCTCGTCGGCGAGGCTGTACGGGTCCAGGTCCTCGACCAGAAGCTCGCCGTAGCGGGTGCCACGGATCGGCCCGTAGACGCCCTCGTTGATGGGGGCGGGCCGCCCGCGGTTGGCGAGCTGGCGGGGAAGAACGTGCTCGTCGGACATGTCGATTCGCTCTCTCGGGGCGAGGCCCCGTCGTGGGAATTCTCGGTGGTGGGTGGCGGGGCGCCGGCCCCGCGCGGGTGGCAGGCTTGGGCGCTACGCGCGGACCGACGCCACGCCGTGCGACGCGGTGTCGTACTGGATGTAGTTGTGCAGCGAGCGAGCGCGCATCTCGATGCCGTCCGTCGAGGTCGAGCGCATGGACGGCCGACCGTCGTCGCGGATCCAGTGCACGAGCTCGTCGATGTGCTTCAGCACGTGGGCGCTCGGGCGCCAGCACCGCGTGCGGTCGACCGGGATGTCCGGGTCCGAGCGCAGCTTGATGGCGCCGCCGGCGGTGGTGATCGTGATCGACTCGAACCCGATGTCGGCCATGCCGCCGGGGTTCGTGTACTCGACCTTCGCGCCGAGGCGCTTCACGATCGCCTGGAACACCGTCGGGTACACCGCGCCGCGCGAGACCTTCTTGCCGATCAGCGAGCACTCCACGGCGAGGTCACCGAGCACGTCGTCCGGGTAGAGCGACGTGTTGTCGATGCGGCTCCCCGCGAGGGCCTCCACGTCGACGGAGCGGTCCACCGACCGGAACGAATCCCCCGAGGTGGGCGCGGAGAGCGGCGTGCACTTCTCCATCCCCTCCATGCAGTTCCCCGGATCGCCCTTGCGGAACAGGTAGTCGTTGTCGGAGAAGGAGACGATCGTCGACGCGTCGTCGAGGGTGATCTTCTTGTTCTTTCGATCGAGCCCGACGACCTTCGCCGAACCGCTCCTGGCCGGCGAGCCGGTCGCGTTCGAGCTGGCGATCAGCGTCATGCCGCGGCGGAAGTTGTCGACGTCCCGCTGGCTCGTCAGCGTGACGACGTTGCCGGCGATCGACGCCCGCCGACCGCGGAGCCCCACGCCATCGCGAAAGAGGTCGAACGCGATGTTCGCGCCGAGCTCGTCCAGCATGCCGTCCGAGTGCCGGGTGACGAAGTCGTAGAACGATCCCTTGTTGCCGCGCGCGCGCAGCATCGACGGGCCGTCGAGCGTGAGCACGCCGTACTTGAGCTTGGGCTCGGCGGCGAACTGCACGCCCTTGAGCGTCTCGGCGCCGCTCTGCGCGTCGGCGAACCCCGACGAGATGCCCTGCGGGTTGCCCGTGGTGATCGGGTAGCGGAAGTCGGAGCCGTCGAAGCTCCCCTCCTTCTCGATCTCGTAGAACGTCGGATGCTCGCGCATCGCGACCTCGGTGGAGGCGCGATCGGAGTACCGCCGCTTCATGATGTAAGCGACGGTGACGATGGAAGATGCGTCGGCCACAGTATCCCTCCGGCGCCACCCCACAGCAGTGGATGGCGGTGACTCAGCAGGTTGTTGCCGTTGGTCTCGTCGGCGGGATGCGGATTGGACTTGTTCTGTATCGGACGCGCCGTCGGGCGCGCGCAGGACTCAGCTCACGTTGCCGTCGGCAACGTCGCGGAGGAAGTCCCCGCGCGAGTAGCTCGTCGCCGACGAGGACGTGTCCTTGTCGGGCTTCGAGGCTGTGGCCTTGGTCTCGCGGCCGTTGCTGGTAGTGGCGGCGGCCTTGCCGGTCTTGCTGGCCGCTGAAACGTCGACGCCGAACTTCCTCAACTCGGCGCGACGACGGGATTCATGTGCCTTGAGAACGGATGCCGGCTTCGGCAGACGACCGATCTTCTTCGCGAGCTCGAAGGCGACCTGCTCGAGCGCGGCCCGCGCCTCCTTGGGCGACGTCGCGAGGTACGTCTTCGTGAGCGGGGTCTCGTCGCCGCCTTTGCGGGCGACGCGGGCGACGCGGGCGAGGTAGGCGTCGACCTCGCGGTCTGCGGCGGCGGTAGCGGTGGTCTCCTCGATCCGCTTCTCGAGCTCGGCGTGCTTCTTCTGCAGCGCCGCAAGCGCGTCCTTCGCCTCGCGCTCACTGGACGCGCGCTGCGCGGCCTCGCGGAACTCCGGCTTGTCGGCGGCGCCCTTGGAGTGAGCGTAGAAGTCACGCCCGATCCGCTCGTAGTGCTCCGGGTCCACGCCGAGCTCGCGCGCGATGTCCACCATCGCGTAGGCGGCGCGGCCTCGGAGCTGCTCGAAGCGTTCGGCAGCCGCTACCTTGGGCTGCCACTCCTTCAGGAGGGCATCGCGCTCGCGCGAGAACTCCGCGCGGCGCTGTTCGTCCTCGCGCTTGATCCGGGCGCGCGAACGCTGCTCCTCGCGACGCACGCGCTCGAGCCGCCTGTCCTCGTCGGCATCCTCGCCACGCGCCGGCCGTTCTTCCTCTTCGTCGTCGGCCTCCTCGTCCTCCCCCTCCCCCTCGTTATCCTCGTCGACCAGGTCCTCGTCCTCGAGATCCAGGTCGTCCTCATCGTCCTCCGAGTCGAGATCCTCGTCATTGGCGTCGCCATCGTCGCCATCGTCGCCGTCGTCGTCCTCGACGACCCGCCTTGCGGGCTTCTGCGGGGGCTTCTTGCCCTCGCCGTCGGGAGCGCTCGGGTCGTGGCTCGCCAGGAACTCCGCCTTCATCTCCTCGTGGAGCTGCTCGCGGGTCTTGAGCCCCTGCCCGCCGGCGGCGGCCGGGGTGCGGGGGGGCTCCTCTTCCGTGTCGAGATCGGCACCCATGCTCATTCACCTCTACACGAGAACATCAGTTCTGCGGAGTGCAGATCTCGCCGCCCGGGATCTCACCCGGCCATCAAGTCCATCGCTTGAGGAGAAAGCGCCGCGGCCGGCTGGCCGCTGGGCGGCGGCAAAGCGCCTGGCGCCGCCGCGCCGCCGTCGGAGATGTTGCCATTGGACGCCGAGGTTCCTTCGAGCATGAACGCGGCCTGGTCCACGTATTGCCGAATGGCCTCCAGAATGGGCTCCGGAGCGCCCCCGGTGCGGGCGTTGTGGTACTCGGCCGTGCCGCGCCAGACCGCCATCGAGAGGTTGTCGAACGGCTCGGGCATCACCACCTCGCCGTCGAGCATCATCTCGAGCTGCTCCTCGATCGACTCCATCGCTGCGGTGTAGAGCGACATCGCGCGCTCGAGGTCTGGATGGCCGATCAGCCGCCGGAACTCGTCGGTGCTGATCACCCCGGCCTGCGCCCATTCGATCAGCGTCTGCTCGCGGCCAGCCGGCGTGCGGTTGAGGGTTGAGGAGGCGGCGATCTGGACCCGCGTCTCGCCCATGTCGACCTTCGACCACTCGATCCTCGGACGCCACCGCGACCGCCGGTAGATCACAGGTGCCTCCGCCCCGAGATCCTTGCAGGCGTCGAGTTCGAGCCACGTCACGTCGAGCACCAACTGCTCGAAGTCGGCCTCCTGAGGCGCGAAGCGCTGCGTCGTCTGGTCGCGGTATTCGCGGAGCGCTCGCCCGCTGTCGAGCCCCGCGGGCTTGTGGCTCTGCGCCGCCAAGCGGGACACGCCGGACTCCTCGAACGCCGCGTCCTTGAGGTCGAGGCGCGAGCGGTACGTCTCCGGGTGCACCGCGGGCGGGGTCGGGGTCTGCGGGTAGTCGCCCTTGATGGGGACGATGTTGCCGATCTTTGTCGTCTTGACCGCGAGGTTCCCGTCCGCCGGGCGGACGTACGTCGTGAGGGTCGCGTTCTGATCAAGCGCGCGGTCGATCTGCCAGTTGCGCTTGTTCAGCGCGCGCTGGATCCCGGCGATCCGCTCGGCGAGGCTGATGCCGTAGAAGCTGCCTTCGCGCGAGAGCCAGCAGATGACCCCGAGCGGGAAGTACGGCTTGTGGTAGTCCTCGTCGAGCAGATCGAGGCTCTCGATGGAGATGACCCGCCGTCCCGGGACGTACCGCGCGCCGCGCTTGGTGCGCGTGCCCTTCGGGGGCTTCTTGCCGATGGGTAGCCGGATCGAGTCGATGACCACCAGCTTGTCGGCCGTGCCGGAACGATAGGTCCCGCGCCGCATCATCGATCGGCACGCGGCCTCGATCTCGGCGGCGTGCTCGGGGTACTCGGCCTTGAGCTGCTCCTTGTCGTAGGAGCGCTGCACGTGGTGGATCTCGCGCGGCAGCCCGTCGGATCGCGTGTCTTCGTCGTCGACGAAGATGTCCTCGATGGGCACGTACTCGGTGCGGACCTCGCCCCACCGGTCCGCCGTCACCTTGACGACGCCGTTGCCCTTCTTCGCGGACGCCTTGAAGGCGAGGCGGCACTTCCGGCGGCGACCTGTGAGCTTGCCGAGCCCCTCGGCGTAGTACTCGAGGGCGCGCGCGCGGCGCTGCACGGACCAGTGGGCTCCGTCGGTCATGAACCGTGCACGCACGTCGTTCGTCGACACGGCCGCGTCGACCGTATCGATGTTCGAGGCGACGACGTTCTCCTGGACGTTCGCGAGCGACGCGTCCGTGTCGTTGCCCATCGGCGAGTACGGGTCGTAGAGGGCCTCGAGTTTCACGAAGCGCTCGAACACGAGACCCTGCGCCGTTTCGATCTCGCGCACCCGCTGCCACTGCTTGTCGTGGACCTTACCGGCCGCCTGCTTGTGCCAGTACTCGCTCATCGCCGCTTCTTCTTCGGCCGATCACCGAACAACGCCGATCGCCCGCCGGGCACGCCCGTCTTGCGGCCGAACGTGGCCGGGTCGTCGAGCACGCCCTTCTCCTCCTCGTCCTGGCCGTCCTGACCGCTGTCGTCGGCCGGCTGGTCGGCCGGAGCGAGCTGCGCGCTGATGCCATCGACTGCGATCGCGAGGACGCCAGCAGCGCGGAGTCCGGGCGCTCGATCTGCGATGAGATCGAGCAGCGCGGCTGTTTCGTCCCTGGTGGCCACGTCAACCCCAGTTATCGTGGAACTCCGCTCCGGCCATCAATCCGGAGCTTTCATCCTGATCCATCGTGAAGCCGATCCCTGGCTCGAGTCCTTGAGGGTCGGCGTAGGGACCGCGGGCGGCCGCGTCGTCCTGCACCACCACCCCGCTCTCGTACAGGGTGGCGACGAGCTTTCGCGCGTAGACGAGCGTGTCCGTGGAGTGGTTCGCCTGCGCCTTGTTCTCCTTGAGCCGGCCGTGCGCATCCTCCGCCCACTGCAGTGCCGTGAGCTGCTTCTCGAGCGGCGAGCCCTTCAGGATCTTGATCTGCCCGTCGACGAACCCGCCATTGGTGAGCTCGATCGCCCCCATCTTCGAGAGGGGATTGCGATCCGCCTTCTCGTAGCGCAGGCCGTAGACGTTACCGAGCTCGTCGAGCGTGGCCTGGTCTGAGTCCATGACCCCGCCGTCCGGCCAGCCGATGATCCCGTAGACGCCACCGGGCTTGTCGGTCTTGAGAGCGGGGCCGAGCATCAGTTCGGCCCACTGCTTCGCGTACGTGCGCGTGCGCTCCCAGGGCATCACGTGCCACAGCCGCCGCTCGGCGTCTTGAGGCGAGAACGCGAAAACATTCCAGGCGCATGGATCCGAACTGCCCTTGTCGCCGGCGACCACGTACCGCCAGTCCTTCAGCTCCGGGTGCCACTCCTTGAGCTTCGCGGTCGCGGTCTGCAACGCCTGCAGTCCCTCGAGCGGGTGCTCGCCGAATGGGTCCCACTGATTCCACAGCGTGCCGTCCTCGAGCCGTGGGCGGTAGCGAAACACCATGTCGGTGTCGTCGGAGGCCCACTGCCCCAGGTACTCGCGGAGCCAGATCGGGTTCTGGTCGCTCCATCGCTTGCGCTTCTTGACCCGCAGCGCCTCGGCCCAGAGGTTGACGAGCGCGCGGTACTTCGTCGGAGCCTCGGGCAGGCTGGCGACGTCCTTGAGCGTCCAGGCGTGCGAGCTCCAGCTGTCCCAGTCGGCGTACTCCGGCCGGTCGCGATCGCCGTACGGGCGGTGTAGCGGGACCGCGATCGTGTTGCCGTCGTCGTCGAAGTCCTCGGCCGACGAGCCCGGCCGCGTGAAGTCGTAGAACGGGCCCGACAGGATGTGGCCGGGCGTGCCGGCTAGCGTGAGCACGCCGTTCCGCTCGCCGAGGCGGGGGCCGATCGCGCGGTCGATCAGCTCCTCCAACAGCGCGGCCGGGTAGAGCGACGCCTCGTCGCAGTCCACCCAGTCGAACGGTCGACCGCGGAGCTTGTTGACCTCGCTCTTGTCGTCCAGGCCGACGAGCCGGTAGACGCAGCCCGTTCGCTTGCACGTCACCCGGAGCTTCGTCTCGTTGAACGTGAACTCGTCGGAGAGCCCGTAGAACTCGATGGAGTCCTTGAGCGGTCCCCACATCAGCTCCTCGGCCATGTCGCGCGTCGGTGCGATGTAGACGCCGCGGCCGCGACGGATCGACGTCAGCTTTTGGAGCGCGCGGGCGCGCATCGTCGTCGTCTTGCCGCCGCCGCGGCCGACGAGAAGCGTGATGAACCGTGCCGGATCGTCTACTGCGAGGAGCTGGAACGGGTGGCAGTCTCCGCGCACCCTCGCGCTGACCATCTCGGCCCACTGCTCGTCGATCGAGACGACACGCCGCTCGGCCTTCTTCTTCGCCCACGGCTTGGCTGGGGCCGTGGACTTGCGGCGCCCGGCCATCTACGTCCTGCGCCGTGCGGCGCGATGAGGCTGGTCGCTCCAGTCCAGCCGCCGGTCCCAGCCGATCAGATCGCAGCCCAACTCCCACAGGTCGTCGGGCAGGCATCCGCGCTGCCGCGCAGCGCGCAGGCTGCTCGGCAGCCGCTGCTCGATATTCGCCGCGCGGCTGTCGAACCCGACGCGCGCTACCAGCTCGTCGTCCGGCAAATCGACGGGCGCAGCCATGATCACGCCACGGACAGCCGTCACCATGCCGTGGAGGTCGGTGATCTCTCCGGTCGTAGCGACCACGGCTCGCACAATCGTGACGAGCGCGGACTCGACGCTCCCATCGTCGGTCCACGGGTGACCCGACAGCACGATGTCGAGCGCAACCAGGACCATCGCGTCGAGCTCGGCTGCTGTCACCCCTCTCCCCAGCTTGCCTTCGGTGGTCGGCCCTGCTCGCCGGTCTCGTCCTCCAGGGGCGCCGGCGGCACAAAGATCCGGCCCTCGTAGATCGTCCGCTCGTTGGTCGCGCGATCGAGCACCGTCATGAGGTGACCCTCAACCCCGAGGATCAGCAGCGGCGGCATCTCGTGCTCGTGCTGCGCCACCGGCCCGCCCTCGTGGTCGGATCCCTCGCAGCGGAACACGCCGGCGCGGCGCTCGAGCGCGCAGATGCGGTTGCCGGGGTGGTGCGGGCAGGGGGCGCGGTTGGCGACCGCCACGGCCTCGTCTGGGACGTTGTCCCAGACGAGCATCACGGATGCTCGGAAGTATCTCGGCGCCGGCATCGATTACTCCACAACCGGGATGCCGACGGCCCAGCTCTCGGGGATCAGCATCCAGATCGGCTGCCCGCCCTCTGGCGTGAAGACCACCGCGTATTGCCGCAGCCACGGCACGAGCGCGATCTCCGCGTGCCCCCCATTCTCGGGCTGCTTTCCGGCGGCGAGCATGTGCATGCGCGTCGCGTGGTTCGTGTGCCGCCCGGGCACCGGGAGCTCGACGCCGTTGTTCTCCTTGAACCGAAGCTCTCGGATCTGAATCGGGACGGGCTTGCCGCCGTCGAGCCACGCGGGCTTCTTCGGCGAAGGGTCGGCGTTGGTCTTCTCGCTCATGTGGTTCTCCTTGTCAGTGACTCGTTGCGCGCGACGCTCGGATCCCAGCGCCCCGCCGGGATCTTCGTCGCGAGGTCGTGGCACCAGAAGGTCCGGAACCCGTACCGGAACGGGCGCTCCGGGTCGACGCCCAGCGCGCGGAACAGCCCGCGCGCGTAGCCGGCGCGGCGGAACGGCCCCTTCACGTACACGTAGTGGACGACCGGCTGGGGGCCCGTGGTGTCGCCGGCGATGAACCCGTAGACGAGACTGGGCTCGCGAGCCTCGCAGGCCACGATCGTGCGGACGCCGGGGCGCTCGAGCAGCCGTCCGATCACCGGCCACATGATCGGGAAGAAGTCTCGGCTCGGGATCGCGCCGGCGTCGCGCGAGTCGCGGATGCCGTGGAGCCAGTTCGAGATCACGAAGGCGTTGTCGTCGGACGTCGCCGGGCGATGGACGACCCTCATGTGGCCTCGATGGTCGCGTGCCCGCTCGCGGCCACGGTGAGACGTCCGTCGACAGCGATCCATGCGCTCGGTCGACCGTCGTCCTCGTCGGGCGCGATCTTGGGCTGGTAGACGGTGCGCGCGGGAGCCACGATCTCGACGCTCCGCACGGACATCTCCCAGCCGCCGCCGTCGTCGGGCGCGACGCACCACGTGAGCGGCGCCGCGCCATGGCGGTTGAAGTACACCCGGAACCTTCCGACGGCGGTCACGACTTCAGCAGCTCCATCACTTCGCGCTGCCGTTGCCGCTCACGGACCCGCTTCCGGTCTTCGCGGAAGTCGTCGAGGTCCTGCCCTTCGCCCAGGTTGCGGGTGTCGAGCCACGTCTCGCGCTCGGGCTTCTGCCAACCGCCGCGGACGACCTCCCACGGCTTGACCTTGCCGAGCGGTGCCGAGATGGCCCACTCGGCGAGTTCCCCGCACGCAGGGCACGCGGCGTGACCGGGGGCATCGCCGGTGGACGGGTCACGCTCGACGTCGAGACCGACGCGGCCGTGTGCGGGGCAAATGTACTCGGCGGCGACCAGAGTGGTCGGCGCGCCGCGCACCTTGATGGTGAACGCCATCCTACTGGACCTGTTCCTTTCGTTCGGCCGTCGGCAGCATCACGCGAGCCCGCTCCCTCTGGCTTCCTGCCCCTCCGCTTCGCGCAGAATCCGCGCGCGCTCGGACGCGTCGAGCTGGCGCAGCCACGCCAGCACCAGCGCCGGCGTGAGCTGCTGCAGGCGCTTCCGCTCGGCCTCGTCGAGCTTGCGGACCTCGCCCATCACCTGCGCGGCCTGCTTCGTGAGCCAGGCCAGGTGGGACGCGTCCTTCTGGTTGTACTTCGCGCCCTGGAGCTTCTTCGCGATCGCGAGGATGCGGCCGTGGAGAGCGCGCGCCCCCTCAAGCAGGGACGCGCGCAGCTGATCGAGCAGCTCCTCGGCCTCGATCGAGGCGTCAGAAGCCTGCTCGGCCCCCTTTTTAGGCGTTTTGGGCATGAAATCTCGCGCGCGCT